GCCCGCGGCGGTGTTGCAGAGGCGGCGAGGGCTTTTTCAAAACTAACTATGGCGCGGATTGCTTCGGCGTTTTGTCAATCTTGCTTACGCTAATCCCAGAATGGCATACCGGGCATCCGCTATATCCAAGCCACTTGCAAAACTCTGTGTTGTGCGATTGATATGTATCTGCTGCTTCGACTACGGGACAATCGTATCTGTGAAAATAGGTTGATCCGGTTACGATATATCCCGTCGAGTAGTAAGTATTAAAGTGATACGATTGCAAATCAGAGAGTTCCGATTTCACACTGGAATTTGCGCTTTTTAGACTGGCTATCGATTGGTCTTTCTCTTTGATTTCGGATGCCAGAGCCTTTTTATCGGAACTCCATCCCGCTGCTTGCCAGACATTCCCAGCGAGGCTCAGCGCAAGAGCGACAACAAGGCCAATCACCAACGCTCGCGGCGCGGCCTTTTTAACCGGCTTTTTGGGGATGACGGCAGGTGGGTTTGATTCAGCGGTTATTTCTGGCTCACTTGGCGGTTCAGGTTCAACTTTGGGCGGAGTAATGGAATTTCGGGCGGATTGGTCGTGAAATGCAGGTTCGCCATCTGGCGAGGGTGTCCATTCTGGCGGGTCGTTAAAGGCCCCGGGAGAAAATAAAAGCCGACGCTTTCCAAAATAAATCAAGCAGAAATATAGCCAAACTGATAAGAATACGGCTTCCATTATTGGGCGACCGAAATATTCAAAGTCAAACAGGCCCCAGTGCGCGCCGAGGATGGCGAGGAAAGCGTTATAAACAATCTGCCATCCAAAAAGGGCGGAATAAAATCTGACCCCAGACCACTCCATTCTATTTAGCCCAGCGGCTGCTCCGAGCAAAAGGACAATGCCAAGCCACATATATATGGCATCTATGATAAAGTACGGTTTTGCAGCTTCGGCTGCCGTGCTAATTGCGACCGTTGCCTGTATTGCGCGGAAAAAGTTTAGGATAGCTCCAATCGGAAGGCATACCCGTATTAGTTTGTAAAATTTTAACGGGGTTTCTGATTCGCGGAGATAGCATGGACGAATGAAGTGATCTCGTATAGATTTGATGACTTTTGATTTCTTGCTCTCCTGATAACTGGATTGCTTTTCAAAATAATCGGGGTCGGTATACAATCCCATGCGCAAGACCTCCTAACATTACCTTCCCGTGGTGAATATGATTAGTTTATGAGAGATAATAGGTGAAATAACTTGAACGGAGGATACATAGATGAAAGAGCAATACGATATGCAGGGTCTTGACCGAAAGGCGGAGATTCAATACCATCTGCTCACGGAGGAAAACAAGGAAAAAGTCAATCGTTTTGTTGAGAGCTTAATAAAAGAGCAATATATTCCTGCGCCTTAACCTTGTTTTCGTCGTTCAACTGCTCGTATTTAGGAATGGGTTCGCCAATCTCGGCGGGCTCATTCTTTTTTTCTGCACCGAGAACGCGGTCGACAGTCACGCCGAAATAGTCTGCGATCTTTTGGGCGGTCTCAACGTGGACGGTCTTCTTTCTCCCCATCTTCAAATCGGTAATAAGCCCCTTGCTGACGCTTGCTTCCGTGCACATTTTACCGGGCTTTACGCCTTTCTCATCGCATAGTTCCTTAATATTCTCGTACAGATTAGACATAATAGCCCCTCTAAAATTGTGTAAGGATACAAATGTACCCCCCTGGGTAAAAATCTTCTTGAAAAGTACCCCGCTGGGTGCTATTATCTAAGCATGGCGATACCCCATCAAGTACTAATCAATGTTTGGTGGTACTTGCATTATAGTACTTTTTGGGGAACTGTCAAGAGCCTTTTGTGATAGGGTGAGGCAAACGCGCGGTTGAGAATGCGGCAGGTCGCCTTCCCGCCGTATCTCGTCACACTTTGTTTCCGCCGCGTTGCGGGTGCAGGCGAGCACCCCTCGGCGCGGTTGAACGGCTTCGTATGAGAAACGGGTGCGCTGACCGCACCGCTGTCCGTTCAGTTACCGGGAACACAGGAAATTAGGCATGAAGCCCGCGATAGCCGATGTGGCCTGCATGGGCATCACCCCTTTCCGCACGTGCAGCTTTATTCTATCACAAAAGGTTCTCTAATTCAAACTACTTGAATGGAGGGAATGACTTGTTTTACGAACTGCTGAAAGAAGTGTGCAAGAAGAAGCGCACAAGCCCAAGCGCGGTGTGCCTTGCGCTCGGCATGAGCAAAAGCAATGTGACGAAGTGGAAAGCAGGGAGAAGCCCGAAGATCGACACCGTCGTGCGCATTGCGAAGCACCTGAATGTGCCGGTGACGCGGCTGATCCCGAAGGAGTAAGGAGGAGCAAAGATGACTTGGATTATTTTTCTTTGCGTGTGGGTCATTATCACGGTACTGTCTCTGAGAAAATGCTCGATTGATAGCTCTTGGGTTCCTTTTGCTTCCGGAATGGTCGGCATAATTATTGTGATGATATCGATCATAGTGATTCTTGTTGGAGTGCTTCAAGTGCCTCAGTCTATTAACAACTTTACCAAGCAGAAAGCCTACATTGAAACGCACGAAGCGAAAAATGCCGTAGAAGATGCGGCACTGACGTCAAAGAAAATCAAGCTAAACGAATGGCTTTATGACGCACAGTGCAGCAAATCCAGATTTGGCAGTTGGAGCTTTTATCCTGAAAGCATTTTCGAATTGGAACCGATCGAATAACAAGGAGGAAGAAAGATGAAGACGATTCAGACAATGGACTTAAACGAGTGCGCGGCGTATCTGAGAGATCACGGCCTGCGCATCTCGAATGAATCATTGGCAGACGGCATTCAGCAGGGCGCGTACCCCTTCGGCGTTTGCATCGAGGGCAAGCGCAGGATCTTCCAGATCTTCACGCGGCTGGTGAACGAGTGGATCGCAGAACGCGAGGTGGAGGCATGATCGACACGTTATTTTTCGGCAGCATCGCCGCTACGGTGATCGTGCTCAACGGCTGCGACTTCACGACGAGCCTCGCAGTCATCGGCGCGTGCGCGGTGTGCAAGGTGCTGTATGAGCTGCTGCCGTATATCGACAGGGGGTGCAGACGGTGAGACGGCACGACAAGCGCACGAGAGAGCAGTGCAAGGCCGATGAATCGGCGCTGTTTGCGGCGGCGTGTCTGGGCGCGACGATCCTCTTGATTGCGATCTCAATCCTCGCTACCAGCGCACAAGCGGTCGATGCGGAACCGGAAGAAGCCCCCATCGTAGAGGAGTATGACCCCGCGTGGGACATTCCTGCGACTGAAAGCGCGGTGTGCAACGACGTTTTTCTCGGTGAGTTTACGCTCACGGCGTACTGTCCCGGTCGCTGCTGTTGCGGCAAGTGGGCGAGCGGCTACACCGCGACCGGCACGCTGGCAACCGAGGGACGCACAATCGCGGTTGACCCGAAGGTGATCCCCTACGGGACGCGCGTCCTGCTGATCTGGCCGAACGGCACGCAGCGTAGCTACATCGCTGAGGACTGCGGGTGCGGCGTGAACGGCAACCATATCGACGTGTTTTTCAACGACCATCAGGCGGCGCGCGTGTTCGGCGTGCAGAGCGCAATGGCGTATTTGGAGGGGAATCAATGATCTATCGCTGCACTTGCTGCCACCTCATTTTTGACGAGCCGGACGTTATGCGTCGGCGCGAAAATCTTGACGGTTAGCGCGGCTACGTCCTCGTGACGGAAAAGTTCTGCCCAGACTGCGGCGCAGAGGAAATGTATTTTGAAGAATTGGAGGAGACCGAAGATGGATAACACCCTGATGAAAGTGACTCAACTCCCCGTGATCGAGGAGCATTTGAGGAGCCGGAAGGAGCAGACGGAGCAGCGCGTCGCAGAGGCAATGAGCCTTGTCTGCACCGACGAGACCTTAACCAGCGTGAAGAACATTCGCGCCGAAATGAACCGCGAGTTTGCCGATGCCGAGACCCAGCGCAAGGCCATTAAATCCGCAATCATGGAGAAGTACGACAGCTTCGAATCCGTCTACCGTGAGTGCATCGCCGACCCGTACAAGCGCGCCGACGCAGACCTGAAAGCCAAGATCGACGCGACGGAAAGCGAGATCAAGAGCCGCTGCGAGGAAATGCTGCTGGGCTATTTTCGGGAGCTGTGCGCGGTCAACGAGATCGACTTCCTTTCGTTCGGGCAGACCGGCGTTAAGGTCGATATGGCGAGCGCCAGAGCCAAGACGCCGAAGAAGCTCATGGAGCAGATCAAGCTAAAGGTGGACGGCGTGGCGCAGGACATGAAAACCATCGGCACGATGGGCGAGAACGCGCCGGAGATCATGGTGGAGTACAAAAATAACCTCGACCTCTCGCTTGCGATCTCCGTTGTCAACGAGCGTCACCGCCGCGCCGAGGAGGAGCGCGAGGCCGTGAAACGCCACACGGTTACTCCAGCAGCGCGCGCTGCTGGTGGAAACGCGGCTGCGGCCCCCGCGCGCCGCGCCACGC